AGTTCCGATAATTCCAGTTCCCGCAATGACAGCCGGAACCGGGACAATGGCGGTTCCGGCTCCCAGCGCATGTCTACCGGCGGGCGGTTTTCCCGCCCGACCTCCGTCGAGGTGGCGGAGGACGGGGACGCGGAGTACATCATCCCGGTGAAGAAGGAGAACCGGGCCCTGCCGCTGCTGCGGCAGCTGCTTGGGGAACTGAGCCCCGCGGCCAGGGCAAGTCTGACGGGAGGCAGTGCCATCCCGATCGGCACCCATGTCATCCCGACCGGAGTGGAAGGATCTCCAGTCTACAATAACCAGAACGTGAGTGCACCGGTGACGATTAATGTGAATGCGATGGGGAGTAACGCCGAAGCGATTGGCCAAACCATCTACAATACAGCCGAGCGCTACCTGCTGCGTACCATGAAGGGAGCTTTTTCCTGATGCCCCAGTCTACCGCCTACATCATCGCCTCCGGCATCGACTATACCTATCGTTTCTGCGGAGTCACCGAGATCGAGTACAACTTTGCCCTGAATATTGACGCGGATACTTCCCAGGGCGGGGACATCATCAACGGCGCCCGGCGGCTTCCGAACCAGATCCGGCTGTCCGTGGTGGAAACGGACGTGGCTTCCCAGCCCGGGTGGGCGGCCTCCATGCTTGCGGCTTTGGATTCGATCCGGCGGAACCGGGTGTTGTGCCGGGTCGTGACCTCGATGGGTTCCTGGGAAAACATGCTGCTTTCGGAGATCACCGCCACCCAGGACGAGGCAAACCAGTACGGCTGGGCCGGGGATATTGTGTTCATGCAGTATATCCCGAGGAGCGAGCAGTACTACACCGATACCTCCGGCGGCGGGGGCGCCTCTACCGGCAGCAGCGTTTCTTCCACCCGGAAAACGCAGAACAATTCCTCCACCAAGAAAAACACCGGGACCAAAGCCGCAGCGAGTACGGTTAGCAGCGCTGCCGCTTCCGCCGTCAGCGGTGCGCTGGCGACGGTGCTGGGAAGGGCCGGGATCAGAGTGAAGAGTGAAGAGTGAAGAGCTTTTTTTCAGAGTGGAGAGTGAAGAGTGGAGAGTTTTTTTCAGAGTTAAGAGTGAAGAGTGGAGAGTGGAGATTTTGACTTATGCGATACTACCCTTAACTGAAGATCCGTGGCAGGTGTTTACCTTGGATCTTTCTATTGACGGGGAGGCTTTTCACGCGCAGATTGAGATCCGGTACCTGCCGGCACCGGATCAGTGGTATATCTCGATCTGGGATCATGCTGCGGGAGAAATGCTGGTGAACCAGATCCCACTGATCTGTTCCTATGAGCAGCTGAACGATCTGCTTTTGCCCTTCCGTCATCTTCGGGACGGGAAGGGGATGGGCTCGTTGTTCTGCCTACGAAATACGGATCAGCCGAAGACGGCTGATCCGGCGAAAGGGAATCTTACGGAGTTTCAGGTGTTGTTTGGGGATACTTGGGTAAATGAATCATAATCATGCCGGGTATCTGGGGAATTGCCCCAGCAACTGCGGTACAAATCTTTCAATGATTGCACAAAGCAGAAGGGCACCCGCAAATGAAAGGCAAGTGGAGATACAAGCTACCAGCAGCTGCGGTCCGGCCAGCCAGGTATGGATCCACGGGATGATCAGATCCAACTGCAGGTTTTTATGCAGGAGAAAGATGCCCAGCGTATGTTGTCCGACATAGGTGATTGCCGTGGTGCTGAAAGTTATCTTGCCTTCCCGGGATGCCCGGAATAGGAGCCTGGACATGCCGAGCACCAAAGCACTGCCGGAAAAAGAATTAAGCATAAACCAGAAGATGTTCCCGTAGTCACTGCCGCACATCAGACATAATTCCAGCGCATCGCCCCGCAGGATTGTTCCGCAGGCGAGGATTGCAGCTGCGGCGGCTGTGGATATTGCGAGCACCCAGGTCTTCGACTGGGCAAAAATCAGAATATTCTGCCGCAGGGCGATACCGAGCAGGATGAAACCGGATGCTATGAAGCTGATATCGAGGCACCAGGGATACCCGCCGTCAAGTTTCGGAAGCAGAAAACCTACGGCAAACATCGGAATCGCAAGAAGGCCAAGCGTTGCATTCAGGTTCTTCGGGTTTGCTCTGCTCACAAGGTCTGTAAGGATCTGACAATAGATCCTGGCGATGAAAAAGCATGTTAGATACCACAAGGAGGTCAGTGTGTGTGCTTCCCCCAGCGCCTGCCAGGAACCGTACAGGAATTTTGGCACGTTTTCAAAAGAGAACGGCGCGTAGATAAACGCGAAGATCGTATACGGGACGATCAACGCGCGCAGGTTTTTCCCAATAAAACCTTTCCATTCTTTGAATGACTTCAGCGCTTTCGGCTTGATGGACATGCCAGCCAGAAAAAAGAAAAGCGGCATATGAAAGGAATAAATCAGCCGCCTGTACATTGGCGTTTCCAGATTGCCCGTGGTATGGCCGAGAATCACCAGGATGATCGTGATGGCTTTCGCGATGTCGATTAGTTCGATTCTCGCCTTTTTCTTCTTTTCACTCAAAGGATGACCTCCTTTGTCCCCAGGCACAGTCGATCATTGCTGGGGACTGCGGATTTACAGAATAGGAATCCTTTATCATTATGGTTCGGAGGTGCTTTTCTGTCAATGCAAAATCAGATGGACCGCAGGCTCACGATCCTGGCGGACGGTGAGCCGGTGACCGGCTATGCCCGGGCACGGCTGATCGGAGCGGAACGGATGGGATTGTATCCCAGTTTGTTTATGTTGCATTTGTGGAATGTGGCGGAGGAGGACTATTTGGCGCTGTCACGGTGCCGGGAAGTGACGGTATTGCATGAGGATGTGGTACTGGTTTCGGGTACTGTGTCAGATGCATTCCGGTCCAGGGGAAAAAGTGGCACGGAGGTGCATGTGGCGATTGCGCCGGGATTGAAGCTTTGGGAGGCACCGGTGTCTGTGTCCGTGGAAGCGGGTGTGGCAGTTTCGGAAACGGTTCGGCAACTGCTGGAGGCTTCCGGGACAGGAATTCATCTGCTGAGTTTTCCGGGTGAGGATCAAGTGACCACACGCGGTCAGGCTTTCTATGGGCGGGCAGCGGAGTGTATCGAGGAAACACTGGGAAAGGCGGGGGCCAGGTGCTGCCTGGTGCCTTCCGGATTGTGTGTTGTGCCGAAGGGTGGACTGCCGGTGAGTATGGTGCTGACGGAAGAGGATCTTGCGGATGTTCCGTCATTCAACTGCGGAGGGGATATGGTCCTACGGACCGGTCCGGCCGGCTGGACGCTCGGAAAAGGCGTTGAGGTGCGGTACGGGGGAACGGTGAACCGGGGACTGATTTCGGAACGCTTACTGAGCTTGGACACTGGGGACGGACCGTGGCGTGTTGAACTTATCGTTCAGAGTGCAGAGTGAAGAGTGGAGAGTGGAGATGGATTACAGTGAGATTACAGCACTGAAGCGGGATATTCTGACTTCGCTGCACTGCGCACTGCCGGGGATGGTGGTGTCGTTTGATGCCGAATCCCAGACAGCAGTAATCCAGCCGGCAGTGAAGCACCGCCCCGTGTCATCTCGACCGACCGAAGGGAGCGGAGAGATCTCCCTGCCGCTTCTCCGTGACGTTCCTGTCTTCATGCCTGTTTCTTTTGAAGTTAATCCTGGGGATGCCTGTCTGGTAATCTTCGCGGACTGCGATATCGACGCCTGGTTTGAAACCGGTGAGGCGGAAGTACCGGCCTCCAATCGGATGCATTCGCTGTCGGATGGGTTTGCGTTTGTGGGGTTCAGAACAAGGAGGAATGACGAGTGAGGATGCGGCCTGTGGATCAGAACGGGGATGTTTTGCCGGTACTGCATGCATCGGACCTGTTTTTCGGCTCCCTTGCTGTGGCGAAGCTGGTCGAAGACCGTTTGAATCTGTTTTCCGGGGACTGGTGGGAGAATCCTTCCTGGGGGAATGAGATCCTGAGAATGCTGCAGGAGGGCAGGCTGACCGAGGCGGACGCGCAGAGCCTGTCGACGTATCTGGCTATATATGTGCGGGGAACGGCCGGGGTGAAGGAAGTGCAGGACGAGAAATGGGGGCTGGTCGGCGGGCGGTTTTCGTGGGGGTGTACGGTGATTACGGAATACGGGAAGGCGGAGGTTGAATATGAGGCTTAACGAGCAGGGGTGGAACGGTGGGGACAGCCACTTTTGTACCAGTGCTGGTACAAAAGTAACCGTCCCCGCTGTTCCACGCGGCACATTGGCTTATCATTGGTTGCGATAGTTGTATTGCAGGAGGAAGGATATAAAGTGAGTTATTTTGCGCCGTATATTGATGGGACGGGATTGCATATGCCGACATACGAGGAGCGGCTGGAGGATCTGGTGTCGGCTTACCGGTCGATCTTCGGGGTTGATGCAGAGCTGTCGGAGGCGGTGCCGGATTATCAGCTGCTTTCGGTATTTGCGAAGGCTCTGGACGATACTTCGGGCTTGGTTTTGCAGGTGTATAATTCTCGGAATCCGCTGTACGCTTCCGGGAATGCGCTGGACCTGCTCCTCCCTATGTATGGCCTGACCCGGCAGGAAGGCGAGGACGACGCCGCAGCCCGGGGTCGGATCTCGGCGGCTTTGGCGGCGAAGGGGGCCGGGAGCCTGGACGCGGTGAACGCGGCGGTGCGAGGTGCCCAGTGGGTCAGGTCCTCGAAGGTGTATGAGAATGATACGGATTCTACGGATGCGAACGGGATTCCGGCGCATTCGCTGGCGGCGGTGATCCACGGCGGGGACGGGCCTTCGGTGGCAAAGGCGATCTTTGAGACGAAGGCGCCGGGGATCGGGACCTACGGGAGTACCAGCGAAGTGATCGCGGACGAAGGCGGACAGCAGCACCGGGTGTATTTCAGCCGGGCGGTGACGAGACGGACGTATCTGTATATGACGATCCGGCGGCTGGCGGGGTGCGATGAAAGCGCCGTGACAGCGGCGGTCACGGCGTCGGTGAATGCGTATATCAATAATGGATTGGGTGTGGCGGAACCGCTGATTATTCCGAGATTGTATGCGGTGGCTTATAATGCGGATCCGGAATTGGCGAAGACATTTGCCGTGGCGGATATCTACGGGAACGCCCAGGGGGATTCCCAGCAGACGCGGGATGAGATTACGTGTCCGTGGAATGGGAAGGTGTCGATACTCAATTCGGGAGGATTGAGTATCACATATAGAGATTAGGGGGCTTTCCGATCGCCCCCTAAAACCCCTTCGGCCCGAGTAAATTTGTTTAAGGAATTGATTGTTTGATGTTGGAAGATTATCTTTTTCTTTTTCCGGGGAGTACGCGGGAAAAGCAACGGTTTATGGCCATTGTAACAGTTGTCTTGCAGCAGGTGACGGATCTGCAAGCGGTTGTTGGGCAGATTAACGGGGCGTTTGCTCCGGAGGGTGCTCAAGGGATGCAGTTGGAGGCTTTGGCGGCGAGTTTAGGACTGAGCAGGCTGGATACTTCGGCCGGGGCTACTGTGACGGATGAGGTGTTTCGGGATTTCATTCAGAAAAAACTGATCCAGTGGGGATGGAATGGAACGAACAAGGCTGTTTCGGCTATCGTGGCAAAGATTCAGCAAGGAGCAAGCCAGGTGGACAATATGAATGGGACGGTGACGGTCACCGGGGCAGGAGCGCAGCCGACTCCTGTGAAGGCTCTATTCCCTGTTACTGCAGGTATACGGAGCGTGTAAAGAGCGGGGTGCAGCGACGGACCGGAGGGGACAGCCGCTTTTGTTCCAGTGCTGGAACAAAAGTAACCGTCCCCCCGGTCCGAGCCGTGACGCGCAAAACCGTCCCCGTCGATCCTGATAGCGGATTGACGGGTTTTGGAGTTTTTTTCCTGCGGGTTACGTGGGTAATGAGTTGCTTTTGGGAATTTAAAGGAAGGAGTGGTTTTTTTGAAGATCAGTGGGTTGGAGCTTTCGAAGGCGGGAGACAAGTATCTGGGGCGGAGTTATCAGGAGATGGACTGTCAGGCGTTTGTGGAAAAGTGCATGGCGGATGTCGGGTGCCGGCGGGATCTGGGGGGAAGCAACAGCTGGTACCGGGAGTGCATGAAGCACGGATGGGTCGGGAGTCCGGAAGAATGTGCGAAGGAGTTTGGGAGCGTGCCGAAGGGTGCGCTTCTTTTCATTCTGGAAGCGGTCGGGCCGAAGACGCCGGCGAAGTTCCGGAATGACGGGATCGGGGACGTGACGCATATGGGGATTGTGACCGGGCGCGGGGACGGGGCGATTCATTCGAGCCAGAGCCGGGGCGGGGTGGTTAAGAGTAAGTTTAAGGGGAAGACGATTCCCAACGGGGGTTGGAACCGGGTGGGGTTATTGGAGGAGTTTGAGTATGGGGAAGAAAGCAGGGGTGGAACGTCGGGGACGGTCTTTTTAGTTCAACATTCGTCGAACGAAAAAGGCCGTCCCCTTGTTCCACAACATTCGTCGAACGAAAAAGGCCGTCCCCTTGTTTCCACCGGGGAGATGGAGGGTTTGGATTTTGAAGAAGAGACAATGACGGGGATTGTGACGGCGGAGACGGGGCGGACAGTGAATCTGCGGAAAAAGAAGGGAGGCAAACTGATTGAGCGGATTCCGATCGGGACGGAAGTGGAAATTCTGGATTACGGGCCGGAATGGTGCCGGGTGAAGGCCGGGAGATATACGGGGTGGATGATGACGGAATTTATAAGGGGGTTTTCCGGGCGCGACGAACCCCTTGAACCCCTTCGGGGAAAGTACTTTTTAAGGAGGATTCTAAACAGAATGAACTGGGAGACGATTGTTGTTGCTGTGATCACTGCGGGGTTTGCTTATCTGGGGGTTTACTCCAGCAACAGAAAGCAGGCGGCACTGGTGGCTTACCGGCTGGAGAAGCTGGAGGAGAAGGTCGGGAAGCATAATAATCTGGTGGAGAGAATGTACAAATTAGAGAGTAGATTGGAAGCCCTGGAAGGGAAGAGGAGTTGAAGGGACGGACCGTTGGGGACAGCCACTTTTGTTCCAGTGCTGGAACAAAAGTAACCGTCCCCGCTGGTCCTGATAGTTGCTTGTTAGGTTTTGGAGAAGGGGATCCCACGACTACGTTCGGGATAACAGAGGAAGGAGAATTTGAGATGAACAAAATTAATTGGAAAGTAAGATTTAAGAATAAGGTTTGGCTGGGGAGTTTTCTGAGTTTGATTGTGGGGTTTGCATATTCGATGCTGGCTTTGTTTGATGTGTTTCCGGCGGTGACGCAGAACCTGGTCGTGCAGATGCTGAA